CGTAAGTCCCTTAAGATTAATGAGGAACGATTACTATCTACATTTCCTTGTCCAGAAGGTACACCCCACTTAGACAACTGAATAGTTGAGCTTACTGGTGAACTACTATCTTCATATACAACTGTATCAATATCCTCAGGTAATTCTAGGGATATGCTCTCTAATTTAGTATCGCCATTTGGGTACTCAACCATAACAAGCAAGTTATCATTAAGTACTTCAATGTTAAAAATTACCTCATCGCTATCTATTTCCCAAGTATGCCACGCAGACTGTGCTTTTTCATCACCTTGCCAATAATAATTGTATACATAAATCTTATTAGTATCACCAGTGATTGCAAAAATCATATCATACTTACTTGACCCTGTAATTTTCTTAAGTCCATTAGGGATGTAGAAAGGGCAGTGAGCTGTAATATTAGCTGCATCATTACTAGTTGTATCAGGTACTGTGAAGTACTCTCTTATAATACTAGAGTTACTCTTATCGGTAGCAAAGTACACATTAGGGCCTAGTGTAATAGGCACAACATCACTATTGATATCATAAGCTGTACTTTGTTGTACATTGATATCCTTAGGTGTGAGCGCTTTAGAGCTAGACAAAATGAATTGTGCTTTATCACCAAATACTAGTAATTCCTTATTAAACGGAATAGCATATTTTAAGTGTACGGCCTTATTAGAATCTACGGCAACATCGATAGGGTCACTATCTAGTACATCAGTAACTGTCGTTGGGAAGAAGTTAAAGAACTCTCCCGTCTCAGACATAATAATATTATCTTGCGCTAATAAACCTAAGCGGTTCTTAAAGAAGAATATATCATCAATAGTCTTACCTACAAATGTTGGCTCTGGAGCGCTGTCAATATCACCAAAGGCTCTATCTACCCAAGCAATAGAACTCAATGGAAATGTAGTAGAACTTGTACGCTCAATCTTATGTGGCATTGTAGTAGCATCAAAAGCATTAGCCAAACCAGGTCTAAATGTCTCTAGATATACATTACCATTATATTTAACATAGTAGTTGTCAAAGTTAGTCTTCTCATCTCCTGAGATTTCAAACACAGCACCAGGGAAACCTAAGTCACCTGGTAAGTCTTGTAGTTTACTAATAGTTCCTTGCCAAGCCTCAGAAGCCTGGTCACCCCAAGAATCTGATCCTGAGTATGTACCAGTAGCTACTGTCTTCTTAACAACGGAACCAGTAGATGATCCACCGATTGCTGAGGCAAGAGCTGAGGCAATTTCAACACCATCAGTACCTTGGTTAGTACCAGCAAGTCCTCCAGTGTTATTATAAATGTAATAATCGTAGCCTTTAGCAGAATTGTTATTTTCCCCATACCTAATTTCAGTAGTACGCTTAACCCAGTAATAAAAGTTCTGTGCCCAGTTAGGGTCACCATTATTATCAGTAGCAGGATTCATAGCTACAGTCTTTGTCTTATTAACAATAAAGGTAGTATCACCAACTGTAACCGCTGAGAAAGCATCTCTAGGTACTACAGCCCCTACAATATTTAAATATGTAGAGGAAACCCAATCTTGGCTCTGGGTACCTTGTTCATCATAAACTTTATAGCGACCATCTTCAACTACAATAATATATTGCTCATCTCCAGCACCTCTATCATATACGTGTATAAAGGCATTTGTGTCTACTAAATCTGTAGCTCTGTTAACAACTGGGTTTCTCTTCTGTACACCTTGAACTAGAGTAGGGTAACAGTTAATCATCTCAGTAACTTGTGTATCTAAGCGTAACTCATCGGGCTGTTGGGATACACCATTATACAGTCCTGGTATTGTCTGATTAATTAGACCCATACAATCTCCTTTTTATTAGCCTAGGATTCCTTTAGGATTCCTACTTCTTGTTATAACCCTACTATTAGCCACATTATCAAAGATATTGTAGTTACGTGTATCGTTATCGTGTTCAATCATCTTTTCTTTAGCTTTCTGCTCATCATCCATTAGTACTCTAATGATATCAGTACTACCAATTAATCTCTGGTATGCTAACCTAGAAGCTTTGATAGCAATATAGTAAGCTACTGTATGTGGGATATCATCGAAATCTAAGTCCCAAACAACATCTACCTTAACAATACCACTAGGAGTAAACTTAAAAGTATTATTTTCCTTGTCGTATAGTTTGTTGTCTTTCATAATGTATACTTTGTTAAAATCACTAGCTTCTACTCTTAAGATACTGCTAGGAATAGCAATGTACCCAGAGGAATCCGCAGTGAGTTCCCACTCATCATCTGTATTACAGTTAAGACCTTCTGTTAGTACTGATCGGCGGGTCTCCGTAAGAATTTCTAGGGCAGTACTCGCCTCATATACGTCTGCAATGTTAGTAGCCGTAGTTAGTGTCATCTCACCAATTGTTTGTAGTGCAATGTTTACACCTTCAAGTTCTGTCATAGAATTTCTCCTTAAATAAAAAAAAGGGCCCCCGAAGGAACCCTTAAATACTACTTAGTCATCAGTAGATAGCTTAACAACACAACCGTTGTTTAGAACACCGAAGCCCATAGCGTAGCTAGAAGTCATTAGATCACCTAATTTCTCAGGGATGTAGTTAACCTCAGATTTAATATCAAGTAACTTAACAACACCAACAGCGTTCGGAGTGAACATGTAGATATCATTAGCACCGACATTATTTGATACCATAATATTATGACCAGCAATTTGCATAACCTTGCCTGAATCAATACCACCGTTGTTAGTAGTCATATCCTTATTAACTGCACCAGACTGTACTAGTCTATTGTAGTTCTTAGGAGACATTACTACACTACGGTCACCTGGGATATCATCTTCTTCCATAGCTGTGTCCGCATCGAACAAGCCTGCTAAGATTACATCACCTTTAGTACCATTAGTAGATTGTGCTGCAGTACCTAAAGTGATAGCTGTTTGTGCAGCTGGCTGACCTTCACCACCGTTAGTATCACCAGCGTTAGCAGTACCTGCTACACAAGCGTCTAACTGAGCGATTACAGCTAAGTCTACAGTCTTAGAAAGACGTCTACCCATTTCTGCAGAGTACTGAGAACGAGTCTCATAGTG